TTTGTGCTAAATCTTTATCATACTCATCTTTGTATTTTGACCAAGCAATTGCTGCTCTGGAGTAGGCTTCTTGAGGAGAAGATTCATATTCGTTCAAATAAAAATCTTTTAGCATTCCAATTGAATATTCTTCGAGTAATTCGTCTTTCGTTAAATCAATTTTAATTCCCATTCGCTCTTTCCTATCTGCTGTAATCGTAAAACGGCTCATCCTCTTGAAAGTCATAATGCTCAATGACTAGGCGTTCACCTTTTTCAAAAAAGTCTTTTGCTTTCTTAAAAATATAATCTCTCTGATCTTTTTCGTCAAGAATTCCGTTCCAAAGAAAATGATTTTCTAGGGAATATTCATAATTTTCAACGAGAAAGAGATGAGGGTAGAGATATCTATCCTTCGTTCCACGTAGTGGAACATATACCAAACAATCTAATTTATTTTCTTTTTGATGTGCGTTTTGAATTTCATGGACCCAAGAGAGGTCTTCTTCATCGCCATTAAAGATAACAACGTATTGATTGAATTGAAGTGGCATAAAAAATATTCCCGTAAAAGATTGGTAAGTATACTTCTTTTGGGAATAATTGTCAAGAGGTTTTGTATTTCTTTTCAGTGAAACGACGAAGTATTCGTTCCATGTCCTTTCGTTTGTTTTTTCTATCGTATTTTTTGCGAACAACCACAGTTGATGAGTCGTCTCCTGCGCCAGCAACAGCACTCGTTCCCGTCATCTCTTCATAAAACTTATTAAAAGATTTCATCGAGTGATTTCTCCTGTTGTGACATAGAGGTTTTGGTTGCTTTTTTGGTGTGTTACTTGATATATATAAACACCAAAAACTTCACCGACAGGAATAGATGCTTTTTCTGATATTGTGATTTTGTCGCCTTTCATAACAACTTCTTCGCAACGAGTCGTAATGCTATCATTCAGCATTCGATATGTGCCAGGAGAAAGTTGATTTTCTTTAATAATAAACCATTGAGAGGTTTCAGTAAGAATATCGAGTACATCGATTCCTGTTTCATTATGAATCTTCTCTAGATTTTTATTCGAGAGATTACCACTCTCTTTGATAAGAAAGAGAGCAGCAGCATAAGAGGCAATCCTGCTCGAACCTCCCGGTGCCTTCTCAATTATCTTTTTGAGGTTAAAAACTAATCTATGAAATGGAGTGTAGTGTTCTCTGTATGCATTTCTATCATCGATTGTGTTTGTGTTGAAATCTCTTCTCTTATTTCCTTTCTCATCAATTATACCAGATTTGAATGCTTCTGTCTCTGTAAATGGTGTCACTAACAATTTCAGAAATCTGACTGTGTAGATTAGGTCCGCTGCACTCTTTAAAACGCCCATCAGATTTTCCTTAATGCTTCGACAGCAGTCTTGTCCATTTCTATGTTAGTATATTGATCATTCCGAATCGCTTTCAAGAAAATTAAGAAAGGTTTTAACACATTCCACTTTTCTTTTTCAATTTTAAGTTCGAGGATATTCAACCCTGCTTCATACCCAAAGGCATTGAATATTATGATCAAGTGATTAAGTATGAGTCTCTCTGAGAGTATGCCACTTTCTCTATAGCGACTCAACAATCGTTTGATGTAGTTGAATCGCTTTAGGTCTTCAAAAAATTCTTCGCTGTCTATGCATCTTGGAGAGTAGTAGTTCTGAGCAGCATAGACTAGAAGATTTTCTTTAGTAAGTATCATAATGTATCCGAAAGGTTAATGTCACTCTTATCTATATTATTCGAACAATGGTCCTGTAGATTCTTCTTCGTTAAGATCAATTCCTTGTTGCTCAGAGAGAGCATCAAGTTCTGTCGAAGACATAGCATCCAGAGAAGTATTGTTCGGAGGTGCCTCTGTCAAGACTTGAGGTTTTGAAACATTCCTGTCGCGATACTCTTGCAAATCTATATCAGAAATTCTCGTTGACTTTAACAACTCGCCAGTTTGAGGATCAACCCAACCACGTCTCGTCGGAACTGCATTTTGGCACCAATTAGGAGGAGTAAGTGACATAATTATTTTTCCTTGTTTGCTTCATCTTTAATTTCTTTCCAGGTTTTTCCAGAAAGAACATCCATGATTTTTTCTCTCATTGTTTGTGCTGGAGTTTTAATCGGATTAACGATATTTTTGTCACCAGACTTATTATCGCCAGGACGAGCAGCAGCAGGTTTTGTTGCTCTTCCTGCTGCAGTTGCAGTGTCGTGTGTTGGCTCTTCATCAGTAACTTGGACTTCATGCTTAGCAATAAATTCTTTTGATTTTGGAGACTCTTTGTCAACCAAACCTTCAGGAGCTGTTGCATTCTTTCTACGATTCGCAGGTTCCATCGCTTCGCTAATCGCAGTCCATAGTTCTTCGAAAGATTCATCAATCTTAGAAATTTCTGCTTTTTTGTCTTTTTTATCTTTGCTCATAGATTTATTTACTGCCTTACGACGATTGTGTAGGTATTCATCAGAACCATCAACGTCTCCGTCGTTGTCGATATCTTTGTCATTGCGGTCGTCGAAGTCTTTCTTGAGTGCCTTCTTGTCGACCGGATCCATTTTCTCTTTAACAATGTTTCGCAGATAATCACCAGACTTCGCCTTCGGATACATGCTGTTGAATGCTTTAGAATCATGCCGTTGAATCAAATCAGCAATTGCTTCGCTAACATCAGTATCGGCATTACGAATCAATTTTTTCAACTCATTGAATTTGGTTGCTTTGTACAGGTCATATGCTTTCTGGAAAGTAGCACGATCAATACCGCCACGTTTTACAAGTGATTCGAATGCCTTGAGTGCGTCGCCGCGACCTTCATCAAGGTCTACAGATTCTACATAGCGCAGAACCTCATACTTACCGCCGACTTTATCTGCCTTATTACCCATTGCTGCTTTCTTTTCAGCAGCTGCTTTAGAAAACGGACCAGAGGTTTTACCGGACTTATCGGGACCAGTGTACTTAACCATGTACTTATCAGAAGCTTCATCAAGTTCGACTTCTTCTTTCTTGAGACCACCCATTGCCTTACCATAGACTTTACGCATCATTTTTTGACGTTGAGTCTCACCAGCATGTTGAGACGCTTTTTTCTTTTCGTCGCGCTCTTTCTTACGACGAATGTCGCCCAGATAGTCGGGACCTTCATCAACCTGCTCTGCTTCTTCTTTTTTGACAGGGAGACCCTTATGCTTTGTTTTGGCAAAATCTTCAAGATCCTTTTCGGACATCTTATCTGCCATTGCCTTTGCTTCAGGAGAAATTTCGTCATCAGAGACTTCGCCACGCTTGTATGCAAGGGCGAGTCCCATGAGTTTCTGTTGCTGTTGCGATACAGATTTCTCGGAGACTACCGATTGATATGCCTCCATCAGTCTTTTGATGTCTTCCAGTTTCATCGGTTTCTCCGTTGATCATCCAATAAAGGTATTAGCAATTCCGCCTATTACGGCAACAATCAAAGCATACATTACAGCATTGATAATTTTAACTGTCCTCGCATTCTCGTCAACCTGTTTTTCTATGTGATCAAGTTTTTCTGAAAAACGATTCATTCTTTCGTAATGAGCATGATTGTTCTTCTCAATCGCAATGAGTTTCTCTTCTGCACGGGCAAGAGAGATCATTGCATCAGACAACTTATCGATCTTTTCTTCGATTCTGTCTAATCTTTGATTTTGAGTTTCTGCCATTTAAAAACACCTTACCCATGAGAACGAGGTTAGTTCTATTTATTCTTCCGATATCTTAACGATCAAATGACCGTCACCCTTTAAAATTCTATGATATCTCATGTTCCTTACTTCATAAGTTTTTCCAACTTCTAAAGTAAAAGGCATTTCATTATCAAACTGAAATTTCCAGTTACTACCAAAAAGCACTTCAATCTTTCTATTGCGTTTGTCTCGATGCCAGACGAGAAATTCTTCTTGAATATTTTCTTTAAATATCCTAATTTTCTCTTTGTCATTTAACCAAACATCATAATAAATTTGGTCTACCAAAAGAAGTTACCTCCACCAGACAGACCCAATTGCTTTGCATATCTAGGTAATCTACATGCCCAATATGCAGCAGTTGTTTTGTCGTTTTGCTGGGCGCATCGATGCCTCGCAGCGAAAGACTTCCTTGCTTTTGGGTCGTTTAGTTTTACCTTAAGTCCTGAAGTGTCACCCCAGGTTACTTTATTTATTTTTTTAGTGCTCGGATCTCGGACGTAAACGTAATACTTCTTAGGTCCGCCACGCTTCGGTTGATTCAATTCTTTTTCTTCAGATTCTAGAATACAATCAAGAGGGACAACTTCACCATCCCAGGTTGAAAATTCTCCTAAATCTGATTCCATTATGTCTACTTCATTCGGATCGATTTGAATCTCTCCGCGATAATACTTTTCTCTTGCTTCTCTAAAATACTCAAAATACTTTTCTGAACCTACACGATACGGATTACTCTCTACGAGAGTAGAGGTAGATCCACAATCACAGTGTTCAGAAAAATTCTTCATTTTATTCCAAGCGCAGAGCGTAGTCCAGCAAGAGATTGAGATGCTTTATTTTGAAATGCCTCTTTGTCTGAAGGTTTGCGCATTGCATTAAACTTCTTTACAATCATCTTTGCTGTCTTTTGATTCATGTTAAACTTCTTTCCATCCTTGAAGTGAATCTCACTACCTTTTGGCAGATCTGCTGCACGACGAATCTGCATTACAATGTTTTTGTCCGCTGCTTTACGGTCGTCGTCGCTCGCTTCATAATCGTCAACATCAGCAGGATCAACTGCTTCTTTTTTGTGCAAGTTGCCTAACTCTTTCTTGTAAATCTTGCTCGTTGCTTTGACAGCACCCTTGGTTCTTTGCTCGGGTTTCTTGTTCTTGGCAACATCGTCAGCTGCTTTTTGACGATAGGACTTCATGGTGTCAATTGACAATTCATTAAGATCAGAAGACTCTCTAATCATTTTGGTTTCGACGCCGAGTCTGTCCTTTATAGTTTTTTGGAAAGCCATTGCTTGAGTCAAACCTTTATCTGTTTCAGGAAAGGTTTTGATGACTTCACCCACTTTATACTTTCGAGTGTTTGTGTCAGCAACTATCTTGATTGTCTTTGCTTCATCAAGAGAAACTGTTTCTCTAATTTCTTTAAATGTTTTCATGCTAGATCCTGGTCGTGATTAAGTTTAACACCTTTCTTTTTCTTAACGATAAAGGCATTGACTCTTGCCATACCCCATTGCTGAGGAGTTGTTACAGGACGATGCCCAGTACGCCATGCAGCAACACCCCTGTCATAAACTTTCTTTAATGTACCGACAGAAATACCAGACTTCTTCGCCTTTGCTGCGAGACCGTCTGGTGCTTCTTTGATATCGAGTTCATCAAACATCGGATATCTTTTTTCAGAGATAAAATTTTTAAAATTTATCATTTTGTCTCTCTATTTCTCATTCTTGCGCGAGCGAGTCTTGCTCGATCCAGAACACTATCATGTCTCTTTCTATCTTGCTCTTTCTCTCTTGCAATAGAATCTCTTGCAACCTTGACTGGATCTTGTTGCTCTTTTGGAGTATCCTTTTCGTATTGCTTGCGAAGTTTGTCTGTGCCCAAATCGCCAGCACCACCTTCTTCACCAAACATTTGTTTGAATTGCTTCGTATACTTCGAAGGTTTGGTCTTGGCATCTTTATCGCCAGGAGCTGGTTTATATGCTTTTGGATTATCGTCGTCCATCTTCGCACCTTTCTTAAAGTGCGCATCTCTTTTGTTTTTGGTGCTCTTCGAAAGACCCTTATGATATGCTTTCGGTTGAGTTCCTTCTCGGTCTTTGATATCGGGATCTTGAGGGACTTTTATTTTTTCAAGAAGTTCTACAGAATCAATCCATTTGCGTAGTTTCTTGCCATCTGTGCACTCAACGATAACGTAATTTGCTCCGAGTACAGAGATAATACCGACCTCTTCAGTTTCTTTAATAACGACAGTGTCACCAACACTAAAGAGATTTCCTTGAACATATTCTTCTCTTGTTTCAGAAACAACACCAAGATTGATATGGCGTTTGAAAGACTTCTCTTCTGAAAGTCCCATTCCTTTACGAACATCATTGAATAGTTTACGGGCATCCGAATTAGACATGCTTTTCGGCACACCTTGAGAGAATGCCGCAAAATCATTATTAGCAGCATTTGCTCTTTGCTTTGATGCTGACATTCCTTCAACACCCTCGGCATCAGGATCTCTCTCGCCAGCAGAGACGACATCGATTTGTTTGAAATTATAAAACCCATTTCTCATCTTTTGTCCATTATATTTGTTCACCAGAACATCAAACTCTCGTACACGATCTTGACCAACTACCATCGTGACTTTACGATATCCTTGATCATATAATGAAACTAAAGCATCCATGGGAGTCTTTACATTTTTATCGACCATGACATTACGAGCATGCTTTGGAAACATCTTACGGACATGCTTGACTTTATCTGAATAAGAGAGTGGATCTTTTTTAGGATTCTGTGACTGAGAAACGTAAACTTTGTAGTCTGCTTTTCCTGATTTGGCAGCAAGAGTGTCCATCACCTTTCCGTGTCCTACGGTCGGAGGGTTCATTCTACCGAAGGTAAAATAAACCTCACGCTCTTCTTCAATTAGATATTGACTAAAGTTTTTAATCGGCACTCTGAGATCCACGCTTTCTTGCAATTTCTTGTTTTCTTACTTGAGGCAACATTTTTCTCGCAATCTTATCAATTCTTGGTTTCATTTTATCTAGGCGTTTCTCAATTTCTTGTCTGCGAGCGAACGAGAGTTCTGCCTTCGGTATGTCTTTGGTTAGTTTCTTAAAGAGCATTTCTCTTGCTTGGCGACGTGCTCTTTTCTTAAGAACTTCTAAGTTAGCAATTTTTCTTGCAGCACGTTTCCGCCCAAGCGCAATCTTTGCCTTGTACTTTTTAATGTCTCTTGCTTTTTTACGACGTGCAGCAAAGTCGAGTGCTTCGTCTGTGTTCCCTGAGGAGATGTGACGGTGTCTCTTCTGTGCTTGATATGCAAGCTCAGGATCGCCTGACATGGTATAGTCTACATTGACAAAATGCTTAAAACCTAATGGCTTTGCCATTTTTAATTCCTTGTTTGGCTATCCCATCCTTTTAAAATGTCTGGTGAAAAGTTGTTGTATGAAAATTCCATACGGTCAACGAGTTTCACCGCATCACCACCAAGTTTGTCAATCGCCACATAACCTTCTTCGCCAGTTACTTTGTAACCCTGTTTGGTGCGAACAAATGTGTCAATCTTCTTCAAACTATTTAGTTTATTTATAAGTTTTAATTTTGCAAGTACGATCATCTTTTGCAATTCAAACATCTTCTCAAGAGATGCTTTATTTTCTGGAGAGAAAAATTCAAGAACCTCGTCTCGTTTCTTCTCTTGCGCTGATTTGCCTGCAGCAGTCGATCGCTTTTCAATTTCTTTTTGATATTTATCTCGGATATACTGAATCAGTTTTGCTACATGCTTCTTCGAGTCACCAATAACTTCACCGCGACGAACAAACGTGTTGTTGAAAGTCTCAATAGTTTGCGCCAGTGTTGGATTGGATTCGAGTTGTCGAAGAGTCGATCCTGCAACTTGGTTGAAGAGTTTCCCTGCCTTCGATAGATACTCGTTTACTTCTTTTGTGTCTTTTTCTGACATCGTGGCAGAAGTCAGGTCACGAAGGATTGCGTCCTGCGACCAAACATTCTTGCTTTTACGAAGTTTGCTTACATCTACACCATAAGATGCTCGCATATTCTCGAAAGAATTTCCGGTATAGGTAGTATGCCAAACAATGCCAATTTTAGCATTCAAGAGATCTTTCGCCTGATCAGCAGGAACAGCATAGACAATCGTGTTAGGATGAAAGGTTACGTACTGTTGACCATCAATCGTTTTCTTTTTTAGATCTCCTTTTCCGAAAAGGAAATCACCCTGAATCACTCTTTGAATACCAAGTTCTGGTAGATACTTAAGAGCATCCTTGAGTTTTTCTGCGAGATCACCAGATGTGTCGGCATCAACTTCGGCAGGAGTCTTATACACCTTCGGATTCTTATTGAAGATACCTTTCTTGGCAACAAAAAATTCTCCGTCGCGAGGATCTCTTCCCGCAAAGATAGCAGGAGCACCATCCCATTTAACAGAAACTGTTCCACCTTTACTACCGCCAAGAAGATCGCGTAATTCACGCAGCGCCATGATCGCCTGACGTGTACCATTGACACCACCATAGAGAACCTTGTCCTCGATATGCGTCATATGTGTGTTCTTTTGTTCTGAAATAAACTCTAAAAATCTCATGCCCCTGCCTCTACAAGAATCAAGTCAAAGGCAGCAGTAATTCTCGCATTATTAGTACGGACACTAGCTCTTATATCGATATCTGATTTTTCCGGAATTGGGATCGGTACAGAAAAATCATAAACATATTCTCCACCAGTTCCAGAAACCTCGAATGAGTGACCGACGCGGAATGATTGTTGCCCAAAATATCTAACAAACATATCTCCCGTAGCATCTGCACCTGCTTGGCAACTACAAACACCCTTAGTGATGTATCCAGTATATCCTGCTGGGACAGTATAAATCGCCATTAAGGTTTGAGATTTTCCGGCAGTGATTCGTAGAACCTCTGTGCCACCACGAGAAAACGAGACATTTTGAGCATTATCTCCACTTACCATATATGCCCGATAAACTCTCTTAAATGTTTTTGTTCCATTAACGGTACCAGAACTAGAAAGCGTGAAGGTTTCTGAGATAGGAAGATAATTGGCATCTAGTCCAAAAACTATAACTGTCTTGGTATTATCTGCTGCATCCGCTTGAGCAGCAACCAAGATTCCTGCAGTGTCAAATGCAGACCAAGGATAGACAGTATCATTTTTGTCCCAGATAGTCCCTGTTTGATTTTGTGACATTGCAGGAACAGCACCAAACTTATGCACAAAGTCAGTCCGACTAACAAGTCCGCGAGCAATATTTAAACCAAGATTTCCTTCTAGATACTGTGACATTATTACGATACCTTTAGATGAACTGCTGAAAGTTTAGACTCAGACTTGGCAACTCGGTAGAGATATTCCATGAATTTCTGCTCTCTTCCGCGGATCATCACAAAAATTGAAGTTACATAATATTTAGAAACCAACCATTCTACGTTTTTGCCTTGAAGATTCTTTGCGAAAGTTTTGTAATCAACAGGATTTGGTACCGCACCATCATAAAAACCATAGAACTTTTTGAGGAACTTTTCACGGTCTTTCTTTATCATCGATTCCAATTCTCTTCTGTTCTCTGTCTTGTCTCTCGTGACAGCATAGAGAGCAGAATCAATTCCGCCATGACTCACCTTACCATGTTTTGCGTCCTTCCCGATAATCTCGCACTGAAAGGTAGGGTAGGTCCTAAACTGCATTCTACCACCTTGTCCGAAAAAGATATATCCATCCTTTGATGCAAAATAGTCTTTTAGACCATAAGAGACCTTGCTAAACTTTGGTGCTTTGAATGGTTTTTTATAATTGACTTGAGTCAGTCTTGGTTTACCAGAAACTTTCTTAAGAGAAACTCCAATGATATCGCGATTCGCATATGCCTTTAAGAGTTCGTTATTGAGATATTGAAGAGACTCAGCACCTTGAATATCATACCTTCCTTCAGCACCTTCGGCGACCATCCAAATGTCAGCTGGAGTCCATTTGTTTACGTTTGAAAATGCCTTTTCAATTTTATTTAATTCTTTGAATTTATTTTCAAGAGAGTCAACCCAGGAAGAACCACGGTGAAATGAATACCTTTTTCTACCGAGTGCTTTATACAAAATTCGCGAAGAATTTATTGAAGAGTTGACCCAGTCTTCATCGATGCTGAGAACCTCTTTGAGACTTGAGTCAGTATGGGTTTTTTTAAATGCATCTCGAATTGCATTAGGAGAGAAATCAGTATTTGGATTGTCCCAGATTGCTTGGAGATAAACGCACTGAGCAGACTCTGTCGCTCTCGTGCTATCAGAACCTCCCCCAGAACCACGTCCACCGCCAAACTCTTCAGTTTTTTTCAGATCCCCAAACGAAATCTTCTGTCCATCCATCGTCTCAAGACCAACAGATCGAGCAGTCGCACTGTCCTTTGTTTTGACTGCCTTTTCGATCTCGGAATTATATTTAAGGACTACTTGCTTTCCGTTTGTCAGTTCAAAGGGTTCATTACCTTTGTACTTTCTGAGAAAAATATCTACACGAAATGCGCGATCATCTCGTGTAAGTTCTCCGAAGTTTAGTTTACTTTCAGTGAGAAAGGATCCAAAAGATTTCATCGAGAGTTCCCATATAGATTAAACACCAATGTATTTATATCAGAAAGGAACTTGATGTATTCTCTCGGTTGTACTGTTCTATCGTTTCGCGAAGCGGACGGACCCAGTTATCCCGATGCTCAATGAATATCTGAGGTTCGTGCTCATCGACAGCAATGATCGTGACAAGTTGAACGATCGGCATGCCAGTGCGTTCTTCCCACATGATCGAGTATGCTGCTTCTTGCATAAAGTAATTTTGAATATAGTTCTTACGCTTTGGTTTGCGTGAAGTCTTGAAGTCTATAATGGAGAGTTTACCATCAAACTCAGCGACGCAGTCAACACGACCAGCCACGCCAAGGTGATTGGAATATAAGGGTGCTTCTTGAGCAAAGATTCTGCCGATTTTTCCATCAAGTATAGGCTTGAGAGCAATAAAAGACTCAATGATATCAGGAGTGTACCCATCTCTATAATCCTCTTTGTTGTCGAGATATTTTTCGATGATCTCATGGACCGAAGTGCCACGTGTTGCGGCACGGTGTGAGATACGGTTCGCTTCCTCTTCACCCACTTTCTTTCGCCAGGCAGCGATAGAATCCCTTGAGAGGATTGACAGTACAGTAGTAATAGATGGAAGGTCAACACCTTCGGGAGTCTTGTATTTCCGACCCTCCTCAGTGGTGACCGAATCCATCTCGTTTAGTTCTACAGCAACATGTTCAAACATTATTTGTTCACTTCTACAATAACCTCGTTGTCGATGATTTCGATCTTGGTAATATATTTACGATTCTCAACGACACGACCGAGGCAAATAGCAGGTCCGCCACCAGGATCAAACCAATTGATCTTATCACCCGTTTTACTAATTCGATGATGAGAGAACATATCTATGTCCATGATAAGTTTATATTTCCTCTCGCCAACCTTTTCCCAACTGTAATTATTCAAAGTTGCTCCAAAACTTTTAGCACATTCTCTGGAGAAGAAACTCCATACGGGTCATAGTCGCAGTTGTCCATGATTCCCTTTTCTGGGAGGAATGCTTCAATCACACCATCACGGACAATCATAGCATATCGCCAAGAGCGCATACCGAATCCAAGGTTGCTCTTATCCACGAGCATACCCATCTTCCGAGTAAACTCCCCGGAACCATCAGGCAGTACCTTGACATGCTGAAGTTCTT